TGGCGGCCCATGTTCTCCTGGCTCACACCGGCCGATTTCTGAATGCTCTGGGCATCCAGCGTCATCATCTGAATCTGGCCGGTCGCCGCATCTGTGTCGCGCTGGATCTTCAATTCCTTGCCGGGGTTCTTGATGATCAGGCCGTCCGGGCGGTCCACTTCATCGCGCAACACGTCCCAGTCATCCACCGCGCCCTTGTCGGCAATCACCTGGTTGGTGTTCAGCAGGAACAGCGCCTTGCTGGCGCGCTTGTTCAAGTCCTGCTGCATGTCCCTGACCCGGCGAATCATCCCGTAGGGCTGGCGGTCGCGGCCCCGGCGGTAGCACCATACCGGCGTCAGGCTGAATCGGTTATGCCGGAAGATCGACGGGCCCATGGCCAGCATGGCGCTTTCGGTGAACACCGCCACGTGAACCCGCATTACCACCTTGTCGATGATGGAACCACCGGACCGGCTCAAGGCTTCCACCATGGCGCCGTCGCGCTGGTCAAAGAATTTTCCCTTGAACGGCCCGGCCGTCACGATCTTGGACTGCACTGGCTTGCGGTACTGGCACTCGATCAGGCGCACCCGGCGGCGCTTGCCGTCGAACATCATGCCGGTACCGCTGGAGCGCAGCGTCCCGGACTTGGCGCCGCTTAACAGGTCTTCGGCCGTGTACCAGGTGTCCTCCTCGTTTTCGCCCATGCTGGAATGCTGCGAGTCTTCCACCGCCGAGCGGATTTGGTCGGCGCGGTCAGGGAACATCAGAACGGCAATGTCTTCGTCCACCCAACGCCAGCGAAACAGGTAGCGGGCGTCCGTCAGGTCAAGCTCGTAGGAACCCTTGGAATCCCACAGCACATTGCGCCAGTCCTCGTATTTGTTGTAAATGACCTCCTGCGTGGGGTCATCGCGCACGCCGTCGTCAATCCAGCCCACGCCCGACTTAACGGCATCGGAGAACGACCGCGACCGGTTGTAGGGCACTCGGTTGATGTCGTTGTTGTACTTCATCACCTTGGTCTTGACGTCGGCCATTTCGACGTCATCCTCAGTGCGCGGCATCACCCGCCAGTCCACACGCGTGCGGCGCTCGGTGCCGATCACCCAATCCACCATGGGCGCCACTTCGTTATAGACCAGTGGCATCTGCCCGCGATCCTTCAACACCTGGGCGTCTTCGGGGTCCCATTGGATGCTGTCGTAAAAATCGGCGTCACAGGACATTTCGAGACGGTTCGGAGCCTGAATATCCTTCTCGTTGTAGTACCAGGTCAAGAGCCTGCGCAACTCGTCGCGGGCCTCCTGCGAGTCCATGGGATGGCCCTTGTACACGGCAACCTCGCCGCTTTGCGCCATGGTCTGTTCCTGGCGCCGGTAATAGTCCTCGCCCGGCGCCTGGTTGTGGTTCACACGGGTTTCAATGAACTCAGGCATAGGTCACACCCTGCTTTTCAAGGCGTATCTCTTCGGATGCCATGGGCACGCCGTCCGCCTTCAACAGCAGGTTGCCGTAACTGGCGCGGTAAAACTCCTGGGGTGGTGCGCTGGGCATGCGGATCAAGTCCGGCAGGCCGTCAATGATGATTCCGGCAACCCGGCGGCAGTTGTGGGGTGTGCCCTCGATGCCCAGCACGTCGCAGGCCTTCATGGATTTATTGACCACCACGCCAATGTTTCGGCTGTCCGAGTCATCCCAAGAATAGGATGCCGACTCCATGACGATGAACCAGGGCGCACCGGGGCGCAGATGGGGCAGCAGGACCATTGCCCGTTCCTCGTTCACCCACGTGTAGATAACGGTTAGGTCGCCGTTCTGGCGTGTCAGATGCGCCTTGCGCGTGTCGATTGATGCTGGCATACAAACCCCAGGTTGGAATGGGGTGAAGGTGCCATGCTTGCCACGTAAAACTGGCATCCAAGGCAGGAATCGAACCTGCAACCTTCGGATTTGGAGGCCGCTGCTCTGCCAGTTGAGCTACTTAGATAAATAGGGTGGGGTCCATGTCCGTTATGGTGCCGCAGTTACCTGCAGGCAGATGAATCAGATCCATTGCTGGATAGCCTTCTTCATTCGGCTGTTGGTCTCTCGCATGGAATCGCACTTTCGTGGCCAGCCAGCCGCTACCCCGGAGCAGATTATTTACATGCTTGCCACGTCACCGGGCCATGGCGGATCCACGGCGCTTGAAGGCCCCCGACCCATCCCGACTAAGCCCGCCACCGGCTGGCCGCATTGAATCCTCAGCCACCACCGCCATAAGCCCGTAGGCGTCAGACCCGTGGCTTGCCCAGTCGTGCTCTGGCCCCAGGCCCACGTCCCGCTCGTCATCCCATTTTTCGTGATACCAGGACAAGGCTTCCAGGCCGGTTTCCGTTGTCACAGTGCCGGGCTCAACAGAATCCAGAGGCTGCAGCGCCATCCAGACAGAAGGAAAGATGCGCCGAGCCGCGTTGATGCGCGAAATAGCGGCCCCTCTACCCTGGTTCGGTATAACGGTCACGGAATACCCAGCGGCTTCAAGGGCCGACTGGTAGCTCACGCTGTACACCTTGTCATGGGTTGCGCCATCGTGCGGTAGGAAAATCTCGGTGTTTTCCGGTAGGTATTGCTTTTCACGCATCCAGTTCAGGTGATAGCCCACTTCCTGGCCAACCGTCTCGTAATAGTTCAGCACCCGAATCTCGCGCCCGATGAACTGTGCCCCCCACATCGTGAAGGCGTCGGCATTCTGGCCAGTCCCGCCAATATCCACGAACAAGCGCTTTTTCATGTTCGGGTCGATGCCCACGCGGCAGTGGCGGCCCTCCTTCTTCATGGCTGCAATCTGCTTGGCGAAGTAAGCGCCCTTGATGGCAGTGGCGTAAGCACCCTCCCAGATGTGTGCATAGCCGTCCGGGTCAGTCTCCAGCCACCGCAGGCGCTGGCGCTCCAGGATGGCAGGGAACCATGGGTTATCCCGATAGTTAAGCTCTGTGACCTTAAACCGTGGATCCTTGGTCTGCCTAAACCGGCGGTCGGTTGCACTACTCTTGCGCGCCGGGTTCCAAGTCACCCACAGTTCGCTATCCTCTTGGCGCAGCGTGGGCAGCACAATGTCCCAGGCCTTGTCGGTGATGGGTTCGGCCTCGTCCGCCCACAGCAGCAGGATTTTGGCCTTGGACTTGAGAGACATGATCGTCTTCTTGTCCATGCCGCTGAATTTGTAGGCGATGCGCCTGCTCTTGGTACGGATGTACTTTTCGCCAATGTCAAAGTGCGGCGCCAGCAACTCCGGTTCAGATTCAATGGCCGCCTTGACTTCGGCCAGGCTGGAATCGTCAATCGAATTAAGGAACTCACGGCCGCAGACAATCACCCCTTCGCGCCCGGCCTGGTCCCACATCAGGGCCCTTACCGCCGTCATCTTGGCAAAGGTCATGGTCTTGGCCGAACCACGGCCGCCATAGGCCCCGCGCACGTCAGCCTCGCCGGTGAAAATATCCACCAGCTTTTCGGGAATCATCAATTGCGCAGTGGTCATTCCTTCGGCTTGACGCCTACCAGTTCAATGCGGGTGAACACCGTTGGTTTCTGCTGGTCGTTGTCTTCCTTGAACATGCCGGTGATCTTGGCCCCGTTGGTCAGGGCCGTGTTCTTGTCCCAGAACTGGTATTCGATGCGCCCATACTCGTCAATCTTGAAACTCTTGACGGCGGCCCGGGTCGCTGGGTCCAGCTCGTGCGGCAGCTTGACTCGACCATTGGCGTGCATGATCCCCGCAATGTCAGAGAACGCCAGCCTGCGGATTTCGCTTGCAATATCGGCGGCATTGAGCCCGGCTTTGTCAGCGCCATCCGCCTGAATCCTGGCCACCCTTGACCTAATCTTGACGTTGGCGGCAAGCATGCTGGCCTTCTCATTCACTGATTCTGGCTTGGTGTTCGGCTTGACCTTGTACGCAATGCGGTAGGCATCGGACAAGCTCCGGCCACCGCCAACAGCCTGGGCAAATGCCTCCTGCTGCGGCGTCAGGCCGTGCTCGTTCTTGGCGCTCATGCCGAGGCCTTTTGAACGGAATTGACGCAACCAGGTGTTATGCACACAAAGATCGGCCGTGCTGCGCTTGATGGGCCTGGCACAACTGGGTGCTCGCATGCAATGCACACACTAACCCCGCCACGGCAAAGTTTCTGCGTGGCTTGAACCAGCGGTGTCCTAACCCAGAACTTCAAGCGCGGTCGGTCATTGTTCACGGCTAAACCTCATTGCATTGCACAATAATGCCCTTGGTGTCATGCTCAATCGCCCGGACAAGCCGCAATGATTCTTCCGCCTGGGCAATCCCATCGTCCAACGCCTTGCGCGCAAAATTCACAGCGCAGCGCTTGGAGTACCGCATGGGGTCGCTGTTGTCGATGTCGACGGCCATCAGTTCGGCCATGACGACAATGAATCGTTCGGATGTGGTCACGATTTAATCTCCATTACCTCAATGCCGAAGACGAACAGCATCAGCTTTCTCTTAATGATCCAGGTGTCAGTGCTGACGCCCTTCACGTCCTCAACAACATAAGCTCCAGCCCTCGTCAAATAAGCGAAGTCTGCTATATAAGTCATAGCGCGCTCAATCCCGCCACTGGGCCGAACCTGGGCCGGAATCAGCACAAACGGCACCTGCAGCTTCAAGTCCTTGATTTCCTTGGCCTTCTCCAGCATCACCAGGTACTGCCAGCGCTTGTGCTCTGCCTTGCTGTCGAACTTGATACCGGCGTCCGTCACCTGGGTGTTGCCGTATTTGCTGTCGCGCTTCTTGCGTTCGGTTGGGCTGTCCCGCATTTCGTTCAGCGTGGCGCGGCCTGCGATGCGGGCCTGCAGGTTGGTCAACTGGTCCTGGGTCAGGCGTAGGGCGTTGTTCATCACCGCGCCCCAAACAGTTGGACATTGACCACGCGCGGCAACGACCGCTTCAACTCAGCCAGCATCGCCTCGCCGGTCCTCGACTGCAGCGCATCATCGGAAATCGCGTAGCCGCAGATCTTGCCGCGAAACTCGATCACCATGTGCACGGCGCTGTCCAGTCTGTTGCGGTCGATCTTGGCCAGAAGCACCGGCAAGTCCTGG